TACTAGCGCATATTCCCCACCGTGGGGACTCGACATGCCTCCATCATTGATGGAGCGGGATGCGACGACGGTTCTCCGTCGCAACATCTCAGCATAACCATCGTGCTTCGTCTTCCGTTTTACGGGCTGAGACGACAAGCATGAGACCTCTATTCTCTGCAATCGGCTATTATACCGATAGTGGATTCGGAGGTTCTTGTTTATGCGAATGGCGGGTTCGTGGCAGACGAACATAGGGGCACCAGCCAAGCTACGATATGCGCCGTTTGGCGCAATATCATAGTGATTCGTCCTAGGGATTACTCCATAGGTCGACTCGACTAGTTCTCTAACATACTCTGCCGTGCGGTAGTTGCCCTTACCGTACATAGCGTTATAAAACGCAACGTACGATTCGAGCGACTTGGGGTCTGAGCGGCGACGAGACCAGGTGGTCTTGAGTCTAGTTGGGGTGACATCGATGCCTACATAGGCATCGCACCCACACGATTCTCTAAAGAATCGTGCCACACAGCACTTCCTATCGTTGAATTTTAATCCAACTTTAGGAAGCCACTGTAGCAGGACTGTATAGTCTTGTTTCCTGACTATGATGTCATCGCCGTATACATAAACGGACGTTTGTGCCTTACGGCGCTCACGCCCGTCCAGTATAAGTGCACTCACAGATAGCGCCCAAAAACAAAGAGCCTCGATAGGAAAGCATAAAGCTGAACCCATCGGAGCGAATTTGTTAAGGGAAACGATCTGACCATTAGGGAGTTTAGTCTGAGAGCTCCTAGTAGCTAGTAAGGCTTCTAGAAGTTTAGGGTGATCAGCGAAAAGGTGACGAACCAATTCACAAGATACCCGATCAGACGCATCCTTCATGTCCAGTGTAACCCATTGTCCATCCTTAGACGCCTCAAGAGCGAGAGCCCGATTAACGGTTTGGTCTGTGAAATTCACAAACCCTTTCGTTAGCGGGTGATTCTCTATCGCGCTGTAAAAAACAGCGCGAAGCCCTTGCTGCATCCATTGAATTTCCAATGGTTCACATGAGATGAGACGAGGTCCTCGAGAATCTTTGGGGACGAGAACGACCTTTGCGGTCGCCTCGCCCCCATTGATTGTATTGAGGCCTTCATCAGTGATAGACTCGGCAACATGGGACAAATTGTAGCACATCCATTCCGAAAACGGATAGACTTGCTCCAATTTAGGATATATTCTTGAAAACTTAGTTTTCTCAAATACATCCTCCCCAGTTGACACGACGCCAGGCCCATGCTGCGGTTGAATGCAGTATGGGTCTATTGCCGAAACAACGCGCGTAACAAAGTTACGAGCTTGTTTAATCCATTCGTTGAGACTAGAAGAGTCATCACGAATCCGGTCACGCTTAATGTCCAACGTAAAGTTGGGTTTCGGCGGAACCGAGTACGTGGCGAGTTCTTCGTCTGTTTCGACGAACGACTGAATAACGGACTCCTCCGTTTTCTGGTCATACGGCATCTCCAGCTTATACATTACTTGTGTAAGCTGTCTGAAGTGCGCGAACGCTATAGGATCGGGTTGATCCAACTCGTATCCTGCAGTGTCGAATACACGTAAGAGCAACCACCCGAGAAATCGGGGAATTGCACCGTCCAAGGCAAAGCCTTGAACGGAGAGACGTGTTCCGGTTCCCAAGGCAGTATCAACTGCCTTAGAGAACTTCGGGAGAGTCTTAGTTAAAAAACTAATACCCTCCTTACAGAATCTATCTCGGATTACTCCGAGTTCGATTCTCTGCACTCTACTAGTTACATTATAGCATTCGGCTATATCACGGTACATCGCACTTACTATCTCAAGGTATATTACCTTGTCGCTCTTCCTGTTATCCATATGGTTAACATCGAAGAACATAGAGGTGCGATAAGCACCGTGATCGCTAGTGGCTACGGCTCACCCGCCCAAAGGCGAGGAATCGAAGAATAATCACCATCGTAATGGACTGAAGCCTCCGCGGAATTCTCCGCAGACTTCAAGAACGTTACGAGCTGGTTGACCATCGCTTCGATTTGTGCAACACTTACTTCGTCTTTAGGGACGGACATAGTGAATTGCACATAAGGCGTAACGACCGCGTCCGAATCGCTCGAAGTAAAACTCCGAGCGATACGGACCGTCGAGCGCTGGGTGGAGAAACCAGGATTCTCATTACTGTCCTGATGGGCAATAGTGAGAACGGTCTTTCCATCCGCTGAAGGCCGACTGGTCTTACGACCAGCAGGTCCGTCTCCAATCGCGGTAGAAGTGACGATTTTATGGTCACTGTCCACGATAGAGACAAGCTTCACGATATTATCGAACATATGTTCAGGTAGTATCTAGCGATCATAGGGAATTAACCCTATAGCTCTGTTCACACAGAGACTCCGGGCGTGCAGAATGCACGGAGACCGGTCGGGCGCAATTATGCTTTCGCATATTTGCGGCCCGGCAGCTTAGTTTTCTGAGCAAGAAGCGAAATGGCGTTGAGAATTCTCCCAACTTTCCATGGCTCATGCTTAGTATCTAAGTCCGTCTGAGTAAACACCGGTGGGTTGTCCCGCTGGCGTTTATAGTACGTGCATGTCCGCTGTGCCAAGAGTGCGTAGTCATACGCATTCACAGCATAGGGACGATACCAGTATAGTTGTCTTGTCTCTTTGATTTTTGCCGAATGGCAAAACTCGCAGAGCTTGACATCCATCCTGTACCAGTCACGGGACCAATTGGAATGTAACCACTCGGACATGTTGATAAACCAATCAACAACGAACGAATATGGTATAGCATCCCAAACGATCCCCGCATCCAGGCGAACTCCAAAGGAGTCGCTTAGCTGCGCTAACCGGGCCAGGAATCCCTTGAGCTCAGGCACGTTCACCGTATAGGCGAGCGTAGCATGGAACTCAACATCGATATCAGTGACCATTCCGATTAAGGATGGGCTGACACCAAGTAACGGCCAAGGGGTCGTTACGGATCCAGTTTGATAATGAGCGATGATAGGAGCCTTTAAGCTCCTTCTCAACTTCCCATTATTACTGAGGAACTTATCCGCATTCTGTTTCCACCTACAAAGGATGGTAAACAGAGTCCGTACATCGGCAATAAATAGCCGAGTTCCATAAACATGCGCTAAACGTTCGTCGGCAAGCGCGCGAGCGCGATCGCCAAGGGTCTTATGCCTGCCCATTAGGGCATGCCATCGATCCTGAAGCCCTCTTTTGGAGAGCCACGATTTTAGCAGATGTTTAGTGTCGCCCAGTTCGAGAAGGAAGTTAGGAAGCGAAAATCCAGTCGATAGACTGGGCTTCGGTCCTTTCCACTTCTCCTTCACCCACGACTCATAATGGTTGCGACGCAACCAATATTTGACGTCGAGGGGCCTGTCCCATTCTGGAAGAAATGAACGAATAGAATCATAGATCCCTATAACAGGGGTCTCAATGGCTCCATTCGTCACTTGATACCTGACCATAGGATGATTATGATTTGGATCGGTTAAATAACCGTACAAATCAGTTTCAACCTTTGACGAATACACATCATTAAAGATGTGTGCTCTTTCAGGTTCGTCTTTCATAAGACGACCGATACTAGGGGGGTAGGGACGCGATGTCAGCTCACGTAAGTCGGAATGATCCGCTCCAATAGGAGAGAATATTTCGAATACGCGGTCAGGCAACGGATACCTACCAGGTATTGTTCGAGTACGAGTTCGCATAATGTAACTATGCACCC